ATCAAAGCATACGGTTCTAATAACTACGACGCACCAAAAGTTCTCATCGTAATTGACTCGCTAGCAATGCTTGCGTCGACTACTGAGATGGAGAACTATGAACGTGACGGCACCGTGAAAGGTGACCAAGGTCAGTTGGCGAAACGTCGAAAAGCGATGCTGAAAATGCTGCATGGTAAAATCGCCATGCTGCCAATGGCAGTGGTGTTTACTGACCACGTCTATCCTCAAGACATCATGACTGGAGATGGTGCGTGGGCGATGACGAACTCTGTCAAGTTCTTCCCTTCTATCACCGCGCTGGTGACGAAGCTGAAACTGAAGGAAGGTTCGGACGTTGTCGGTATTCGCATGCGTGTTGAGACCTACAAGTCGCGCTTTGCAAAAGCTGGCAGTAAGATTGAGGTTGAACTACCATACGCTACTGGTCTTAGCCCATTCTCTGGCTTGACTGAATTGTTGGAAGATCTTGGCGTCATCGTCAAGTCTGACGTTCCTGGTAAAAAGCAAGGTTGGATGATGTCGAATGGGCCAATCGATGGAGAAGTTTATTTCTTCCGTCCGAATGAAATGACCCATGAAGATGCCCAGAAATTGTTTAAGCATCCAAAAGCCGCTTGTTACTCCACTGAAGAGCAAGAAGACCCTGAACTTGCAGCACTACTAGCTTCTGATAAGGACGAAGACGAATGAAATACCAAAATATCAACATTGAAGTTGTAACCGGCGGCTACATCTTAACCTTCACCACCGAAGATGAAGCATCGTCTGGTACGGTTATTAACCAAGAACGAGAGGTCTTCACCTCTCAATCCAAACTGACCAAGCGTGTTAAGGAAGTTCTTGACATGTACGTCGGCACCGAAAAGGATGCCGAGTAATCGGTCAGCCGTCACTCTTTGCGCTAGGGCTAAGCTTCTCAGTTTGCTTGATGGGAAGCCTAGTGTAATCTTCAAGTCACACCCACTTGGATCATTGGACATTCTTTTCTTAGAAGACAATCCTTCTGGCGAGTGGGTGCTGCTTGAAATGTATCCCCGCATCTATGCTGACGTAACAACTTTCAAGCGCATCAAATCAGAATCAGCGATTGATTTTGATTTCAACACCCAAGAATTTATTATTAGGAAAGAGTAATGAGCTTTTTGCTAACTCTCGAGATGGACAAGCTCGAACAGATTCTTGAAATTCTTCCCAAGTACGAACAAAAAGTAAAAGACGCTGCTCCTATCTTTGAATTAGAAGGACGGAAGCTGGAAGAAATTGCTCGCACTCTTCCACACCACCAGTCAAATTACGGTAGAGCTTATCAGGAAATGAAAGCTCTAGACGAATGGCTGCAAAACGTCAAAGAAAAAGAAACAGCTCGATTTTGGAAGAAGTACGTGGAAGGCTACCCTAAGCAACTATCCACTAGAGATGTTCAAGCGTATATTGCTGGTGAAAAAGCAATTGTCGAACTTAACCAAATCATCATTGAAGTTCAACTCATCAAGAATCATCTCTATGAAATTGTAGAGAGTTTGAGAAATATGGGCTGGATGGTTGGTCACATCACAAAACTTCGTGTATCCGAACTTCAAGACTCAATCTTGTAAACAACACTGCCAATCTTCCCAGGTTGGCAGTTTTACTTTGAGTAGCTTCTGGGTATAATACTAATATAACACAAAGCACCTCGTTGAGTTTGTCGATGAGCGCCCCGTTGCGGCGCATGAGGTGTTTCAAATCTCCCCTATTACATGTCAAAAAAATGCGTACTGACCGTGCGCGATGAAGTATGGTGTCATTTCGGCGGTCTCTCAACAGACCATATTGAATCTCTGTTTAAGGAATTTGGCGTCTACGTTGAAGGATATCGATGGATGCCATTGTTCAAGCTGGGACGTTGGGATGGTAAGATCCACTTCTTCGAACGTACCGGCAAAACCTATGTTCGGCTGCTAGATAAAATTCTTCCCTACATTGAAAAGTGGGGCTATGATATTGATCTCATTGACAATCGGCAAGCTGTTAAGCACCCCACGGTTCCTGGTGTTTTAGAAAAATTCGATGCGCACGGTATCTGTATTGAGAGCACAGGCGCCGACATCATGGGCAATGTTGAGGTAAAGCCTGGTCGAAAATTCGCTCTTCGCCCATATCAACACGAGTGTGTAAAAGCAGCAGTTGAAGCAGGCAGTGGATTTATTATTGCTGGTACCGGGGCCGGTAAAACATCCATCACCGCCGGTATTAGCCATACCTATGGTGAAGCTGGATATCGGGTAATTACGATTGTTCCTTCGGCAGACTTAGTAGATCAAACCGCAAGTTGGTATAATTTGCTTGGAATGGATGTTGGTATCTACTCTGGTACTGAGAAGAATATTAACACTACCCACGTTGTAGCAACGTGGCAAGCCCTTCAATATAATCCGCAAATCATTGAGAACTTCGATGTTCTCATCTGGGATGAAGCTCATGGAATCAAGGCCGCCGTTGCGCAAAAATTGATCAATGAGCACGGCAAAAATATTGCGTTCAGATTCGGTGTCACTGGCACTTTACCTAAAGGTGAAGCTGATCAATGGAGTTTGTTCTCTTCTATTGGTCCGGTACTGAAAGAAATCCCAGCCAAATGGTTGATGGATAACGGCTATCTCGCTACTGTTGAAATTCAGCCAGTTGAATTAGATGAGACATACGTTGACGAAGAATTTCCAGATTATGCATCTGAGAGAGCGTTCATCACGAAGTCTCCATCTCGAATGGAAAAGATTGCTGACATCATCATTTCACAATGTGCGTCAAATGGTAACACCCTAGTACTGGTTAATTCCATTCCTTTCGGTGAAAAGCTTGCATCACTTATCAAAGGCGCGGTTTTTCTATACGGAGAATCTTCTAAAGACCTTCGTAAGGAACACTATGAGATGTTCGAGCAAGAAAACGATCTAATCGTTATTGCTTCATCTGGCATTGCGTCAACAGGTATTTCTATCGATCGAGTATTTTGTCTAGTATTGGTAGATGCCGGTAAATCTTTTGTCAAAGCTATTCAATCTATTGGCCGCGGTCTTCGAATGGCAGATGATAAAAAAGATTTGAAAGCAATCGACATTTACTCTAAGTTGAAGTGGAGTCGTAAACACTTCAACGACCGTAACAAGTACTACAAGGAAGCGCAATATCCTATCTTGAAAAAAATCTCAATGAAGGTAAAGCAATGAAGTACTCGAAACACGATCAGCAAAATATTGCCAAACTCTATGATTTCAGAATCGTAGAATGGGATCCTCTTGAATTGGAAGATCCTGACGGTTACATTATTAGACATCCTGACGCGAAGCCACTCCTTAATCACCTACTATACAGATTTCAAATGACTCATTATACTAAACCTAACAAAGACAAAGAGCTGGAAGATGTGCGTGCATTCCATCAAAAATTCAACTTCATTGATTCTGGCCATATTCCAGTTCATGCGACTAAACGCAAACTAAATGAGCGTGCTGAATGCATGCAAGAAGAATTGGATGAATTCAAAGCAGCAATTGAAACGCAAAATCTTGCAGATCAAGCCGACGCTCTCATTGACTTGGTGTATTTTGCGAAAGGCACGGCAGTAATTCTGGGCCTTCCATGGGAACAACTGTGGGATGATGTTCAACGTGCTAACATTTCTAAAGAACGCGGCATCACTAAACGTGGCCATGCGTTCGACGTGATTAAGCCTGAAGGTTGGCAGGCTCCTAATGGCATGAAACTGCTAACTGATGCAGGCTATGATCGCCGTCAATTTGAAAGTCATGGAGTCATCAATGAGAACCTCTGTACTGACGATCTGCGTCGTATTCATTTCTGCGATTTAAGTAGCGATCCAGCAGTTAAAAGGATTGGTCGAGTCATTCGTAACTTCGAACCGGAACCAGAAATTGTTGAACCTGTTCAAGACATGGGAATTGAAGAAGAAATCTGTTATGGATCCACCGAGGCTATCGTTTACTCTAACGTGTATGTCGTAGAGGATAGTGCACCGAAATCTGCGATTGAGCAAGATTTCATGAAAGGAGCTGAATAATGCTAGTGCTGGCAGATTATGGTAAACCATACCTCATCGATTCCTTAACTGCTCCAGTTGCTATTCGACACCACTGGATTTTTAACGCGCAAGTTACTGACTTTCTTCTTCAGCATATCACGTATTTGGAAGAAACCACAGGCGCTGCTGTAAAATTGCGAGTCAACAACAGTGAGTTTTGGGTACCATCTACTTGGAACATTTTAGTCACTGACCGCGACACCTATCAACTAGATACGGTTTCAGTTCAAGCATGCAGCTCGTCAAAGCATATCGCTTTCATCTTTGCTCCAGATGAAATGAACCTGCGAACCCTAGACATTGATGTGATTGATTACATTGATGACATCTCGCTAGTTCATCCAATGATTAACAAAGGGCAGGCTCTTGTTCATCCTGTTGGACCAGGTAAA